TATCGCACATAGCCAGTGCGTTTTTATTACTAGCCATTAAATGTACCTTAGTTTTGGCACAACATGCATTGAAGCTCTTTCCCTATCTTCTTGCATTGCTCTGGAAAGACACTCTTCATAGTTTGCTTTTAACATTTGTATACGACCAGAATCTACGCCAAATCGTTTTAGTGACATATAATAAGATAGTCCAGCAGTAAGACAAGGTAAAAATCTTTTAGGCATGTCTGCATTTTGTGTGGCAGACTTATTTACATCTTGAAGCTCAGAAATAATTTCCATCTTCAGAACATCCGTAGAATTATCAGGTAAGGGCCATAGAGATAATACAACCCCATCACGTTTTCTACGAATAGAATATTGATTGGGACGACCTGTCTGTGTCTTGTTAGGAATAAGAAGATATTCTTCAGGAGATACACGATCAAGTTTTATATCGGTATCATCCCTATTAAGAACAACTTCAAGAGCATCTATAGTAGAAGATGCTAAATCATAACTAGTTGTACTTGCAGCCACAGTTACACTGGAAACAGAGGTACTCCAAAGAAGCACACCTCTATTCTGCCAATCCTTTAACATAAGGTTGATTGATCTACGTGCAGAAGCAGGTTCGTGACCAAGAGTATCCTCACCCCCAATCATTTCCATTGCTTCTTGTATAACCTCATCTATATCAAGGTTAAAGTCATATGTGCCTGAGACTGCCATTAGGTTCTATACCTTTTTGTTTTCTGTGCTATCTTTTTGGGCTGCTTCACGAACTGCTTCCCGGCAGCAGTCCCTTTTCTCTTTGCTCTGGTGGTCGCTGCATATTCCTTTGCCGACAAAGACTTGATCGCTTTCTCCGGTAAATAACGCTCTCCTGTCTTGCCAGAGGGCTTGCCTGATTTGGTTCGCCATTTTTGTTTACTCCACTTTGAAAGTTTATTGCTAGACTTTTTCTTGCCGCTATAAGTTCCACCAGCATCCTTGTAATACTTAACAGCAAGCTGCATAGCTCTGGCAGAGTGTTTACCACCCATCTTACGCTTTGCTCTGGCCTTTGCTGCTGCCCACTTCTTTGGGTCACGTTTAGTAGCCGTGCCGCCTTTCTTACGTTTAATCATTTTTTATGTATCTTCTGAACTTGAAAGCTGGCTTTCTTAGAAGCACCTTTATGAGGTACATAACCACCTCTAGGATTTTTCATAAGTTTAAAGCCCCTGCCAGATTTCATCCAGTGATATCCTTTTGGAGCATCTACAGCTTTTTTCATCAACACCTCCACCGTTTACGAGCTTGTCTTAATCGACTGTTAGGATTACGTGCAGCCTTTGGAAACTTTTTCATTTGTCCAGCAGACCTAGCGCAGTATGACTTGCGCCTTGCTGCACGTTTACCTGTAGGTTTCTTTTCAGTTACAGCGGTTTTGAGTTTAGAACCGGGGTTCTGCCTACGATACTTAGCAACACCCTTCTTGGTCATGCCAGCACCCTTCTTGGTAGGACGCTTCATGCCCCGACCAATGGTGATGCCTTTCATATTACTAGGCTTTCTTTTTCGCTTTACTGCCATATGTATACCTAAACTTTTTTTTCATATAATCACAAAGACTATTTATATATTCATTAAAATCTGTATAGTCTTCTTTATTAGGTTTAGTTCCTGAATAATCTATTAAAGTAGAATCATCATAACCTTCCTCAACAGACTTATTATATTTAGCAAGAAACTCTTTAGTAACCACGAAGCGCCTTACCGTAGCCTCGCACCTGTCCACCCATACGGCGCTTTACTTTGCCACCGTACTTTTTAATTTCAAAGCCGCTTGAAATTAGTTCTTCAAGTTCTTTACCAGTAGGCATCATCTCACTGCCTCTACCACCCAATCCCATTTCATCTCCTATAAAATCAGCAGGAGGAGCGTACTCTCCTCTACGGCGTTGTCCCGTTCTCTTCTGACGTTTATATGTTTCGGAAGACATCTCTCGTTTTTTAGGCGTTAGTATTTTAGAAAGCAAATCACCCTGCTCTACTTCCTGTCCAGCGGGGCCGGTAGCACGACGACGAGGAAGGGCATCTGATCCTAACTCATCTTCTTTCATTTCTTTTTTCTGCTGTGCTATAAGACTTCTTAGTTCTTTATTTTCTTTAGAACTACGTTTTACTTTAGTCTTCTTTTTTCTTTTTGGCTTGCTGTCAGCTTTAGCTTCATTAATAAACCTTTTTTGTTTAGCATCAGAAAGTTTTTTAAACTCATTAAGTTTCATGCCAGCTTTTTTAGCACCCATCTTCTGATCAGGCGTTGCGGCTTTTACACCTCTAGCCTTACGCTTACGTCCACGCCCACGTTTACTTAAAAGTTTTGCCGCTGCTGCAACCATATCAAACCTCCTCAGTACATTTTTTTAGAATAAGTGGCTTTACCAAAACCACGTTTAGCGGCACCACAGCCACGAACATATCTTTTCTTTTTCTTCTTGGTCTTCTTTTTTATCTGACCACCATCTTCTGCAAACATCATGGCAAGTTTACCCATTTGCATAGCTGTGTTTAGAAATTTAGAAGCACCGCTGCCGCCACCACCACCTTGCATCATTTGTTGTGGTCGTAGTAAAGATACCTCATCGCCTTTAATTGCTGTAGCCGCAACATCAGCTTCTTCGTCATCAAGCTCTTCCATAAGTTCTTCAAAAAGGCTTACATCATCTTCATAGTTTTTAGCCATACTACGATCCTCTCAATTCAGAGCGTTGTCCTCTAAGTGCAGCACGTTTTCTTTTACCACCTTTTTTAATACGACCACCGTTTTTCCATCCACCAACCTGATTAGTATCAAAATCATATACTCCCGGCATATCATAAGCGCCTGAAATACCGGGATCAGGATCACTACTTGCAAAAAGATTTCCAATACCTTTCATAATTGCACCAGTACTGTCCTTACTTTTTCCACGACTGCGGAGTGACGGTGCGTCTATTCTTGGTAGACGATCACCAGTAACTGATTTTCTTTTTTTGCCAGCCCTCTCCCGATCTTTACGCTTCTGTTCTTTTATTTTCTTTTTAAAGTCGGTCATATTAGTTACCTCTAAGTTCTGCTCCGAAGCCTCTTTTAGCTGCACGTTTACGACCAGCAGATTTTTTAGCTACGGCCTTCTTACGAACAAGCGGCTTCTTTGCGATAGCTTTCTTACGCACAACAGGCTTTTTCTTTGCTACAGTCTTTTTCTTTTTAGGTGCAGCCTTTTTCTTACGAGCAACACGTTTCTTCTTTTTCAGGCGACCGCCCTTCTTTTCCAAAAACATATCTTGATCAGGAAACATTCCTTCTTCAGTAGTATCAATTTCAATAATACCGAAAGGAGTCATAACATTAGACTTACGTGGTGACATGTCTTCAATAAAGTATTCACGAAGAGTTTCGTAATCCCGTCCTTCATTATCTGTTAGTGGGGCGTCACTACCTCTTAGAGTGTCTCTCATAACTCTTTCTTGTATTACATCATCGTCTATACTAATACCAGTTGTCGGGTCCAGATTAGGATCATACCCCATACCGGGACCGGGCCTTGCAGTAAATTCTGCTTCAGTAGGTATTCTAGCAGGAGGAGAAGAAGGAAGAATACGTATATCTTTAGCACGATCAGTAAGACCAGAGCCTACTCCAAAGTCTCCTGTTGGTACACGACTTACACCACGCCTAAGCTGGCGTTCGGGTGGAGGTAATGGGAAATCACTACCTCTTCGGCTGTCTGGCATAGCTCTTGGAGGCACAGGAGGGCCAGCTATACCTCTACCACTTCCACGATAAGGCGCTCCTGCTACATCAACATTTTTTGCCGCTTCTCTATTAGAACGCAAAGTACGTCTCAAAGCATATATATCATTATTAAATCGAGGTTGCTTTTGAGGTGCAGCAGCAAATTCTGCTTCAGTAGGATTTCTACCGGGAGCAGGGATATCTCCTCTTCCTCGTAATGCACTAATACCTCTTAGCAGCGGATTTCGCCGTACAGCCTGTCTTATTAACTCTTCTTGCGTAGGAGGTCGCCTAAACGCAACATCTTCATCTAGTGGGAGAGAGTCTTCCATTAATTGTTGAAGAGCCGCTCTGCGATCTGCCGCCGCTTTTCTTGAAGCAGCTTCACGTTGAAGAGCAGCATTCCGTCTCTTTGCTTTAGGTGCAGGAGCTTTTGCTTTAGGTGCAGCACGTTTTCCTTTGGGGCCGGGAACTTTACGAGGAGGGCTTCCAACACCAGCTTCCGCTCTGGCCTTGCCCACTGACGCTTGAAGTTTCTTTGGAACAGGCAAACCTCTAGCAACAAGTTCACGAACAACTTTACGAGCATCCGCACTATCAGGATTTTTCATTGCTTTCTTAGTTAATTCTGAAAGTTGTTTTTGTTTTATAAATTCTAAAGGTCGTCTTGCCATTTTCTTTCCTCCAAGTTGCTTGCTAACTTTGGTAATATAATTTCTGGTTTCCGGCGGAAGATCGTTTTTGTTTCTACCAGAAGCTATCCATTTATTAGCATTTGTTGGCCCATAGTTATAGGCAACAAGTGTCGCCTCAAGATCGCCACCATAATGATTAAGCAATGCCATAGCATAATCTCTACCTACTCTGGTATACTCTTCTTCGCTTTCATCACGAGCAGGTTTAACTCTGTATCCCGGTTGCCGTGCCGTTGCTGGCATAACCTGCATACGACCTCTGGCACCTTTAGGACTAACAGCATCTCTACGACCGCCGCTTTCAACCTGTTCAATGGCTTGTAAAAGTCGATCTCTTGCAACCATGATTAGTCTTCTACTTTAAAAGCTTTACCTTGTTCATAGTCTTCATCAACTACAACATCCTGTGGTGGACCTTTAACATCTGGTCCCTTACGTGCAGCACCGTAGCCTTGTCCTGTAGGACGACCTACGATCTCGTCAAGATCAATAGGGCGTTTTAAAAGTGTGTGTGGTCCGGGCATTTACTTTCTCCTTTTGCGCTTTTTACGCTGTGCCTCGCTAAGTGCGATAGCTATAGCTTGTTTCCTATTCTTAACTTTTTTACCAGAGCTACTTTTAAGTTTGCCCCGTTTATATTCGCCCATTACTTTCTTAACTTTTTTCTTACCGGGGCGAGTAACTTGTTTTCTTATGCTGGAGCGATTAGTCATAACATGCGGCTACGATAGCGTTACCATCGTTACCAGAAACTTTCTTGCCCTTAGTTTTGCCAAGATCGCCGCCATGACCATATTTATAAACTTTACCACCACCTTTACGCTTTACCATTCCACCGGCCTTCATTTCAGTCATGTCAGTCATGCCTCTAGCTTTAAATACAGGTGCATACTTACTATTATTACCCTTTTGTCGTTCTGCATTTTTCACCTTAGGCAATAAACCATCATATTCACGTTGAAGCTTTTGAAGTTTAGTTGGTTGAGGTTTTTTTTCGGTAGCTTTTTTAGGCTTTGAAGCTTTAGCTTTCTTTGCTGCTCCTCGTAAAGTTGCTATATTTTTTGGATCAGCTTTAGGTCTCTTTATTGCTATGCCGGGATCGCTGGCTTTGGGCAGCGAATGACGAGCTTTTTTAGTGCGAACCGCTTTTGCACTCTCCTTATCAAAACCCATCTCTATTGCAAGTTTTTCTCTTTCGTCTGGAGTTTTTCCCCGTGCTCTTAGATCAAACTCAATATTCATAAAGTCTTCTGTATTTGCTCTACGCCTTGCTCTACGCCTTGGTTTTTTCTTACCTTTAGTTAATTGTTTTGATACTTCTTTTGCGGCAGTTTTTAAAATTGGCATTAACTTTCTCCTTATGATCCTGCTTGTGTGATTGTATTAGGTCCACCAGCAGGAGAAGCTGCAACTTCCATGTCATCCTGTCTAGTTCTTCGGGCCTGATTACGAAGGGTTTGAATTGAGTTTTGATATTCTGTTTGCCATACCTGAAGAGTTTCCCAATCCTTCATGTACATGGTAGCTTCTATGAGGCAACCATAAAATAAGGCATCGTAACAGTATTCACTAAAGTAGTTACTGGTTGTAACACTCGTGCCTGTTGCCGATGCCAATGCAAGCGGTTGGGATGCTGTTTGT